CGATCAACAGTGAAACCTCTGCCATTATAAAAATTATTTTATTTTAAGATTTGAAGATTATCAAAATAATTTTGATTATGTTAACGATGAATTATTAAAATTTTTCAAAATAAAAATGATAAAACCAATTTATACTTCTAGCTCTCCAGCAAATTATTATTTGTCTGATTTTGATTATTATAGTGGTAGTAAAAACAAATATTTTGAAAAAGTATTAACAAAAGAAATTTTAGATTATATTAGTAATAATTTAAAAGAATACATTGAAATATTTAACTATAAAAAATATTTATATCAAGAAGATATTTTAAAAGGACTTTTAACTGAGGAATGGCATTAAAATGATAGAACTTAAACAGAAAGATTTTAAAGAAATAATAAAAAATACAAAAAAACCTATAATAATAGACTTTTGGGCTGAATGGTGTATGCCTTGTAAAATACTAAAGCCAATTATAAATGAACTTGAACTAGAAAAAAATAAAGAAATAGAATTTTATTCAGTTGAAGTAGATAAAAATCCAGACATAGCAAACTATTTTTCTATTTTTAATATTCCAACTTTATTGTTTATTAAAGATGGAAAAATATTAGAATCAAGCACGGGGACTAAATCAAAAAAAACAATAGAACAAAAAATACAGGAGAATTTTAATGGCTAAATTTTTAGCTTTTCCAAGTGGAGAGGATATTACAGAAAAAGAAAAGGAAGATACATTAAACTCAGTATGTCCAATATGTAATAATAAAAATCCAAAAGAGTTTAGTTTATTTTATATTAAAGAAGCAGATTTTTTTCAATTAAGTTGCTTAAAATGTGGTATTATTTTTATACTAAAAGACTTTGTAGCTTGGAATAAAAAAGCAAGAGAAGAATGAAAGTAATAGTTGCAGGTGGCAGAGATTTTATAGGCACTCCAAAAAAAGAAAAGTGGTTAATTAAAACATTAAATGAACTAAACGCTACTGAATTAATATCTGGTATGGCAAGAGGAGCAGATGCTTTTGGGATTATGGTTGCAGATTTTATAAACATACCAGTAAATGAACATCCTGCTCTTTGGGATGATATAGAAGGAAAACCTAGAAATGAGATAGGCATAAATAAATATGGAAAACTATATTGGCGCAAGGCAGGGTTTTTTAGAAATGAAGAAATGGCAAAAGTTGCTGATGCCTGTATACTATTTCCAGGTGGAAATGGAACAAAAGATATGAAAAAAAGAGCAATAGCGCATAATTTAAAAATTATAGAGTATAAACAATGAAAAAAAAATTAAACAATGAAAAAAAACTAGAAAAACAAAATATAGAATTATATTACGATACTGAATATAATACTATAAAATCAAATTTTAGTTCTACAGCAGCAGGAACTATATTTACTAGTGCTGAAGCTGCAACCGAAAACTTAATTTCAACTAGTGATATGATTATAAATATAGATAGTGATACTAATACTTTTTTTGATTCAGAATATATTGAAAAAACAAACTCTGAAACAATAGATTTTTATAAATCTTTAATTAAAGATTTATTATTATTATTTGAAAACCTAGAAACATCTATAGAATTTCCAAAAGAAGAAAAATTATTATTTAAAAAAGTATTTAAAACGTATCTTAAAAAATCTACTGATATGCAAGAAATAGAAGTAGAAAGATTATTAGAAAAGGTTATTTAAAATGCTTGAAATAATAATAAAAAAAATCATAGATAATGACGATAGATGTGAAATTTTTGAAACAGACGAAAAAGTTTTCATTTATTTTAAACATAAACTTTTTAAATTCAAAAATAAAAAAATAAAAATATTTGAGAACACAGATTTAGAATGGTCATTTTCTATAATAAATTTAACTAAGAGAGATTTTTTCCCTAAAAAGATTCAGGATAGCTTTCTACTTTCAATCAACACCTATAGCTCTTCTTATGCAGATTATTATACAACCTCAAAACCACAAAACTCAAATAAAATATATGTATATGAGTATGATATAAAAGATAAAAAAATAAAAAAAATACTAATAAAACATATAAATTCAAGAAAATATACTTTTAAATATTAAGGAAAAACATGTTAATAATAGGAATCTCTGGAGAAAAAAGAAACGGAAAGGACACAGTAGCAGATTATATAGCCGAAAAATATAATCTGAAAAAAGCACCAGCATTAGCAGATCCAATTAAAGAAGTAGCAAAAATAATATTTAATTGGGATTATGAAAAACTATATGGAAATGAAAAAGAATTAATAGACGAAAAATACGGTATATCGCCAAGACAATTTTTTCAATTTTTTGGTACTGACTTTATGCAAGAAATATTGCCTAAGAAATTTCCAAATTATGAAGAAAATATTGGTCGTAGCATTTGGGTAAAGATACTTATAGAATGGATTGAAAAACAAAAAAACGAGAGAGGTATTATAGTATCTGACGTTAGGATGCCGCATGAATATGAAGCTCTTAATGATAAATATAATTATTATAATATTCGTATAGAAAGAGATGGAATAGAACAAGATTCCTCTCACTATAGTGAAATTTACATAAAAAAACTCCCTCCTTTTGCAATAATTAAAAATAACTCAACACTAGAAAATCTTTTCAACAATATAGATAAGGTTGTGACTTATATATTACAGGAGAAAAAAAATGTATAAAAAAATAAAGCATAACTTATATGAATTTAAAATACAAAATACTGTTATTTCTGTAGAAATACTTGAAAATGGTATTGAAATATATGAAAAAAATAATCCTGCCAAAACTGGTTTTGTTTTTGAAGATAAAAAAGATATAATTCCTTTAATTAATAATTTAACAGATATTGCAGAGGAAGTGTTATGAAATTTAATGACTTAGCAGAAAGAGTACTAAATGAAAAAGCCACAGAAAAAACTTTATATCTATATTATAATATAGATATAAATATGAAAGGCGATGAAGAGGGAATAAAAAACTTCCGCCAAAAAAAAGAAGGAGAAGTTAAATTAACAAAAAAAGAAATTAGCAACACCCAAAGTGCTGAAGATTTAATTGATTTAATGAGTGATAAAAATCTTCTTAATAAAGCTGTAAAAGAAATAATAGTTTTCTTTTTTGATGCCTCTGAAGAAGAACTAGAAGAAGCTATTAATCCTGATGATAAAATCTATATAGAATTAGACTTTGGAGAAAATCTAGATAGCTCAACTGGATTTAAAATAAACAAAAGAGCAGGGTCAAGTTCTTTAACCATTATGATGAAAAGAGATGGAGAAGTTTTGGTTGGTCAATTCTCAGAAAAATTAACCAACAAACAAATTCTTTTTTATAGAAATAATTTAATGACTAGTTAAAAAATTATGATAGAAAAAACAGACACTACAGAACTTAAAAAAACAAAAAATTATTTTGATGAAGAGCTTGTAAAAGGTTGGATATTAGAATATCAAGAAACAGCTACGGTAAAAAAAGATAAAAAAGGGAAACCAATAATAGTTAATTGCAACAAAGAGCTTGAAAGAAAAATAACAATTGAAATAGAAAAAATAGTAAAAGCAGTAATTCAGGTATATAGATATTATATATTTGAACCCTATGAAGACTGTTTGCAACACGGGATGATGAATTGTGCTACTAATTTTATAAAATTTACTCCAGATAAAGGTTCGGCTTTTAATTATTTCTCTATTATAGCAAAAATAAGTATATTAAATTATACAGATAGAAAAAAGAGACATAGGAACTTAAATAATATAGAAGACCATATTGAATTAGAAGCTAGAGAAATTAAACTAAATAATAATTTATTTTTAGAGGATTTAGAAACTACTTTATATAAAATAATAGATGAAAACTATCTAGGTAAAAAAAGAAAAAAATTTACAGAGATTACTGCTATAATAGTGGATTATTTTAAAAAGACTAGAGTTTTTGTTGGAAAATCAGATTTATATAGATGGGCAGGTTCTTATGGTAAAAGATCAATTGACATAAGAGAGTATATAAAAGAAATGAAAGAGCATGTAGAAATTTTTTCTCTAATTAAGGATTAAAAAAATGAAAGATGACATATTTGAAGATATAGATGAGTTAATAAAACTCTCTGAAGAAACTGCCCTAGATAAAAACAAAGAAAAGCAAATAGACGTAACGGATGATAATGCTATAGCAGAACAGTTAATTAAAATGACTATAGATGATAGAAAGCAAGCAGATAAAATATTTGATGCTTTTTATGATGATATAGCATTATCAAAAGATTCTACTACTTCTTCTAAAGAAGCTTTAAACAAATCACTTGAATTAAAAATAGAAGCTGGTAAAAACATAATAGAACTATTGAAAATTCGCTCTAGAAAAGAAAATTTTAATTCCAACACTCAAATAAATATCTTAAAAGATAAAGATGTTGGAATTAATCTTGGTAATATGGATGCCCACTTAGACGATTTTTAAAGGTTTTAAATCTTCTTGAAAATATCTATAGAAGTAATGACTATCTTTTTTTTCAGCAAAAAAATCTTTGATATATTCTTGAGCTTCTTCTTCTGTCTTAAACTTTTTTATTTTAGTAAATTTATCTATTTTTATATTTTTATTTCCATCCACAGGATAATTGTTAAGCATTCCTTTTCCTTTATTAGTATGACTTACTGCAATAAAATATCTTGGATTTTTTTGTTCTTTAGCCGCAATAATATAAAATTCATTTGAAAGTTCTTTCTTAATAGATAAATTGCTTGAACTTAAATTGATTCTTATTTTTTCTTTTCCTTTAATTGTTCCTTCCTTAATTTTACTTTTAAATTCACTAAAAGATGAATTTAAAGATGAATTAAAAAAATTATAAAAATCAAAATTTACAAATTCTTTACTTTCTTCTAATTCTTTTATACTCTTATATCTTACTCTAGTTATTCTTTCATGAGGTAAACTATCATTTTCTTTTATTTTATATTTTTTCTCCCATTTTTTAGTAATTGCCACTAAATCTTTTTTTAAACAAACAGTAAAAGTATATGGATCTGTTGTAATTACTTCACTTCCAAAATGATTAAATCTACCATTTCTTCTTTTTATTTGCAAAGTAGCTATAGGTAAACAAAATTCTTTGTTATCTTCAAATTCTAAAACAAAAACTTTATTAACATATTTTTCGTTATAATTAGGCATTTATTGTAAACTCCTTTTATTTTCTTATAATATATTATAAGAAAATATTTTATTTTTGTCAAGTTAATATTAAGTACATATATAAAAAAGAGGCAATATAAATGGAAACAACTTATAAAACATCAGAATGTTCTTATATATTAAAAGATGGAACTATGCTTGCTAAAGGTAATTCTTCTTTATTTAAGAATGATGCCATAGAAATTATTAAAAAAGAAGATTTTGAATCAGAACTGAAATATACATCAAGCCCAACTTCAGCACAATTAAAAGTAATAAGAAAAATAGCACATAGCAATGATTTTTTAAATTTAATAAAAGTAGATAAAAATGGAAAAAAAATTTCAAATAAAGAAATAAAAACTAAAAATTTAATAAAAAATAATTTTGAAGACTTAAAAGAAGAGTTTCTACTAGCTACAAAAGGGGAACACGTTATAGGTGGGAATAAAAAAATACAAATTTTTGAATCTCCTTTAAAACCAAAAGAATTTGATGCTGTTGCGGAAAAATACAAATTTAAAATTATAAGAATGATAGCAGATAATAAAACAAAAAAAGTTTATATATTTAGTCCAAGCTTATTACATAATGAAGCTGAAAAAGCAATAAGAACAGACAAAGATAATGATTTATCAAATGATTTACTTTTTTGTTCAGCAGCTTACGTTCCTTATAAAAAAGAAGGAGCTGGCAAGTGGGCAGCTTTCGGAGCTGATTATAAAATAGACTCTAGAGAAGTTGAAAAATTCAAATGGATCAAAAATAAAGAAGGAATTATTTTAACCGAAACAAATTTAAATAAATCATCAGTAAGTCCTTCTAAGTTTGGAAAGGTTGATATAAACAAACTATTAGATATATTTACTAAGGTGAACTAAAAATGACATTTAATAAATTACTAGAAGAATCAGTATCTTCCATTGTATATCACTCTACTGGTGCTCATTCTTTAGAAAAAATACTTAAAACAAATAAATTTATATTATCTCCTTTAGACAAAGAAGATAATAAAGAAATTGGAGTATCTGAAAAATATAATTATTATATGTGTGTAGCTAGATCAAAAATAAATGGTTTTTTGTTATATTATTTAGAAGACATGAAAAATGCTTCACAAGGGCTTGTAGCTACTTTTGTTTTAGATGGAAGGAAATTAAGTAATAATTTTCATGCTAAACCATATGATTTTTTCAGTCCAGATAAGACTGAAAAAACAAAAAGAGATAGATTTAAAAATCTTCCCAAAGAACACCAAAAAAAAGAACTATTTAAATCTGAAGAATTTGAAGATAGATTAGTTTCTAAAAAATCAGAAATAATTAATGCTAAAAATTATATATTAGGAATTCATATTTTACAAGCAGAAGAAAAAGTAAGTAAAAATATGAGTTTCTATACAAAAATTAAAAGCTACGCAAAAAAAATACCTGTTTATGTTTACACAGATATAGGATCTTTTAAATTATTAAATACAAATAAGGCAACAAAAATAAAATGAAGGATTTGATAAAAATACTAAATGAAGAACTATCTAAAAATTTACATCACATTACTGGTTTTAAAGCGGTTATAAATATTTTAAAAAATAATGAATTTAAATTATCACCAGCAGAAGCTAGGTTAAAAGATGGTAAGTATGATAATTTTTATATGTCTTTTGCTAGGAGTACTGAAAGTAGTTATATAAAATCAATAATTGATTTTCCCAATCCGTCTTCTTGTATTATTTTAGAACTAAATGGTGAAAAATTAAACGAAAGATATAAAGGAAAGCCTGTTAGCTTTTTTGGAGTTTTAAATAAAAAAAACAAAGAAAAAAAATATGATCAAAAAAGGGATGAATATGAAGATAGACTTATTTCTTCTAAAGAAAAAATACCAAATGCAAAAAAATACATAAAAGCAATACATATACTTTTTTCTCCAAGAGATAGAATTTATAAAGAAGCAAAAGCTTCTATTTATAGAATACAAAAGTTAGCAGGTAATATACCAATATATATTTATGATAATCCTAAAGACTTGAAAGCAAAAAGAACAGATAAAGCAAAAAGAAAAATACAAGAAATAAAATAAGGAAAGCAAATGCCTCTTAATGACAGAGAAAAAATTTTTATTTCCTCTATAAATGAAAAAATAAAAAGATATACTATAAACACTAACTTAAAAGAAACGTTTGCCAAAAAATCTGGATATTTAGTAGAAACCATATATAATAATAACGAAGTGGAGGTAGTAGATTCTGGTATTGAATTATATTTAATAAAAAAATCCTTTAATTATTTTTTAAATAAATATTGCAGAGTAGATATTCCAGGTATTGGAAATATACCAATGGAGCCTTATTATTTTCAAGTTGAAATGGCTAAAGAAGTTTTAAATTATAGAAAAATAATAGTTGATAAATCAAGACAAGTAGGAATATCAACTATTTTTTCTTTATATGCTTTATGGAGAATTCAGTTTTTTGCTTCTGAAAGTATAGATGTTGTTTCTTTAAGACAATTAAAATCACAACAGTTTGTAAAGAAAATGAGATCTACTCTTAATAATCTTCCAAAATGGATGCAATTAGAAAGAAGTGCTGATAATCAACAGAAACTTGGTTTTGTTCATCCAAACGGAGCAGTATCTGAAATACTTTCAGAATCTCAATCAGATAATGCTGGTCGTTCTGATTCTTTATCTTTATTAATACTGGATGAGGCAGCTCACTATCAATCAGAAAAAATGATTAGAGGAATAGTAGCTTCTGCACAACCTACACTCAATAAAACAGGAGGGACTATGGTTGTTATTTCAACTCCAAATGGAACTTCTGGAAAAGGAGCTTGGTATTATGAACAAGTAGAAGCGGCAAAACTTGAACTAGAAAATGATACCAAATATTTAGAAATAGATTGGTGGGAAGTTCCAGACGATAAAAGAATTAAAGGACCGAAAAAAGGCTACAATAATATTCTTGAAAAAGCAATACAAGAAGATTATTATTATAACAAAAACGTAAAAGAAAAATATAAAAAGTTTTTTGATCCGATTGCTAAAGAATACTGGAAAGACAATTCTTGGTTAAAAGCATCTATGGATGACTTGCAAGAGCTTACTTATAAACAAGAAATTTTACACGAATTTGTAATAGGCGGCTCTAAAGTTTTTTCTGAAAGTACAATAGATAGAATAAAAGAAAACATAAAACCACCTAAGTACAAAGATTATATAGATAAAACAGAAGTTAAAGGATTTTGGGTTTGGAAAAGACCAACCCCCAAGCATAGATATATTATTGGAGTTGATATTTCTAGTGGAACATCTAATGACTATTCTTCTATTCAGGTATTTGATACTATTGAATATGAACAAGCAGCAGAATATAAAGGATTTATTTCAACACCAAATTTGTCAAGATTAATTAATAAAGTAGCAAAAGCCTATAACAATGCTTATGTTGTTATAGAATGTAACTCTATAGGGGATGGAGTTTTTAATGCGCTATACTACAATGAAAATGACCCTTACAGAAATGTTTTTAAACAAAAGAAAACTAAAAACGGAGTTACTAGAATGACAGGATGGATAACAGATGTAAAAACAAGAAAATTAATTGCTAATGAATTTATAGACTGGATTACAGTAGATGATTTATGGAATAATATAAAAATATATAGCTCAAGGCTACACGAAGAAATAAAAACTTGGGTATGGAAGACTGGAAATAAAGCAGAACACGCTGATGGTTGTGTTTCTGGAGAAACAATAATTACTTGTAAAGATGGTTTTAAACAAATTAAAGACGTTAAGGTTGGAGACTATGTTTTGACTCACCTTGGAAACTTTAAAAGGGTTGAAAAAACTTTTAAGTTTAAAGATGATAAAAAAATAATGAGAGAAGTGGAAGCATACGGCTTTCCTAAATTAAAAATAAGCGCAGACCAAGAAATGCTTACCTACGAGAATGATAGTTTTGTTTTTAAAGATGGTTTTAAATTAAAGGAAGGCGATGGTGTGTATTCAATGTTTAATAAAAGATCTAACAACGTAAGTAGAATTAATAGTCCAAACCAGACGGCAATCGGGTCAAAAATAGCAGGGGTGCAAAGTGAGATAAAGATACCTGAAATAGAAAAAATATTTAATGATTTAAAAAAAGGTATAGTTGATTTTGACTTAATGTTTACCAAAAAAGAAAATTATAAACATATATTACTTTCAATAATTAATAACAACGGTATATACAAAGGAAATAAAAACTTCACATTTAAAAATAAAAATATTTATATAAATTACTTTATAGCAAACATGTTATATAAAAACAATATAGCTTTTTCTTTCGCAAACAATATAATAAAGTTAACCTACACTAATTATAATGATTTAGCTAAATTTTTAAATATAGAACAGGTTAAAACTGATAAATTTAGAAGTTCAAGAGTTTGGAAAAAAAGAAGATTAAATTCTACCATTAAAAGTATAAAAGAAATAGATTGGAATGATTATTATTACGATTTAACAGTGGAAGACGATCATAGTTATATAGCTAATGGATATGTAGTTCATAATTGCCACGACGACTCTATTATAGCAATGGCACTTTGTTTATACAATAGAAGTAAAGCACAAGTATCAGAAAAAATATTTGCTATTAGTGATAAAGGTGAAACAATAGAATTTAATAGTAAAGAAGTTGAAGAAGAAGATACTAGTTCTTACACAAGAGCATTTGCTTTCGTAGAAGATGATGATGAAGACAATCCATTTGGGAGTGAACAAGATATATACGAATGGTTAATGAGGTAAATTAAATGAAATATATGGATAAAAAATTAGAAAAACTAAGAAACTTAAAAAAGAAAAAAAATAAAAAAACAAAAAAAAGATTAGGTGTTGATGAGGTAAATAATTCTCACAAAAATAAAATTGGAAGAATTATTAATAGAGAAGACTTAGCTACTAAATTAAATCGTAAGAACTCAGAAAAAATTCAGTAAAGGTAATTCAAAGAGGTTTAAAATGTTAAAAAATGGAATAGAGGTTGAGTTAATAACTCCTTCTCAAGCTCTTGAAATACAAAATAAAATTAATACTGAAATGTATATAGATGTTGAATCTAAAGGCGCAAATAATGTAAAAATTAAAAATAATGAATTTGAAACTCCAGATAGCTCACCTCAATATGGTTTTTTTGTTAATGGCGAAAATGAAGAGTGGAGTGAGAAAAGACTTACAAGACTTGATAGATATAATGTTTATGATTCTATGGATGAAACAGAATTTATACATAAAGGATTAGAAGTTATAGCAGACGATGCATCTCAAAAAAATGATGGTGGAGATGTTTTTCGTTTATCAAGTGATAATGAAAAAGTTTATGAAGAATTAACAAACTTCTTTGGAAATACAATTAATTTAAATACAGAACTTTGGTCTATTGTTTATGAAACCTGTAAAAAAGGTGATAATTTTTATGAAATAATTATAGAAATGAAAAATAAAAAACCTAGCGGAATTAGTAGACTAAAATATCTTAATCCAAGAAAAGTAGATATAAAAACTAAAAACGGAAAACTAGAATATTATACATATAATGCAAGTGACTCTAAAGAAGGTGTTAAATTACTTCCTTGGCAAGTTTTACACTTTAAAATAGAAGATAAAGAAAGTTCTCCTTATGGAGCAAGTTTGTTAAAATCAGGGATAAGAACATTTAGTCGTCTTTCTACTCTTGAAGATATAATGCTTACATACAGAATTTCAAGAGCACCAGAAAGAAGAGTTTTTTATATAGATGTAGGAAATTTAACACCAATAGAAGCAAAGCGATTTTTAAATAAAATGAAGGATGCTTACAAAACTAAACCTATAGTTGATGACAATGGAAATTTAAACAAGGTTTCTAGTATGATGTCTATAACTTCTGATATTTTTATCCCTGTTAGTGAGGGATCTCAAGGCACAAGAATAGATACTCTTCAAGGTGGAACTTCTATGACTGCATCAGGAGAAGATCCTTTATTAAAATATTTTAGAGATAAAATATTAAAAGTAATGAATATTCCACCAGAGTTTTTAGGAGAAGTTGGAACAGGAGACAAATCAACATCATTATCACAAAGAGATGCTAAATTTGGTAAATTTATAGAAAGAATTCAAGAACAAGTAATAAAAACAATATATAAATTAGGTTCATTACAGTTGTTTTTTAAAGGCTTTAAAAAAACAGATCTAAGTGAATTTATTATAGAATTTACAGATCCTTCTTCAATAAAAGAAATAACAGAAGTAGATGTAATTAATCAAAAAATTAATTTAATGGCAAATATAAAACAACTTGAAATGTTTCCTGATGAATGGATTATGAAAAAAATATTAAAACTTTCTAAAAAAGAAATAAATGAAATAAAATTAACTTTAGACTTAGAAAAAAGAGAAAAAGCAGAAGATCAGATGCCTGGAGCAGAAGTAGGACCAGGAGGGGCTATATCTCCAATGCAGGGTATGCCTGAACCAGCAGAAACTCCACCTCCTTTAGAAACTGGAGAAACCACTCCAGAAGAAACTCCTGCTGAAGAAGAAACTCCTGCTGAAGAAGGGATTAATTTAGATGCTATAGTTAATGTTGTAGGAGAAAAATTTTTAATAGAACATTCAGGTGATATGATTAAATTATTTAATTATATAAAAGAAGAAACTAACAATGAAGAAGAAAATCCTATACTTGAATCAATAAGTAATTTTATGTTACAAGGAACTTCTGGAGTTAAAAAGAAAAAGAGCAAATATAATTTATTCACTTATTTAGAAAACCAGAATGAATTTGGTGGTATAAGCTTAAAAGAAGAAAGTTATAACATAATGGAAAAGAACGAAGAAGGTGAATACCAAGAAAAAACGAAAATGCTAAAAGGATAAAATTATGAAATTTAATAATTTATATGAATCAATAGTTAGGAAGAAAGTTGTTAGAGAGGGTAAACGAAAGATATTAAAAAAATCAAACTTACAGGGCTTTAAAATGTCTGGAGGTAGAGAAATAAAAATGTCTCCACAAGAGGTTTATACTAGAAAAAGATCCGCAAAAAAAGCTGCTAGAAAACGAAGAACAAAAATGGCTACTATAATGAGAAAAAGAAAAAAATCTAATCTTTTAAAATGGTAATTATAGAGGTATAGGAAAGATAAATGTATAAAGGCTCTAATAAAACTGAGGTTACATTAAAAAAGCTTTTAGAAGAAGCTAAAAACGAAATAACAAAGATAGAGAAGGGACAATTCTTAGAAGTATTAAAAACCATATACCCTAATGAAACAATTCTTTCAGAACATAAAAATGTAACTAAGGATGATATTAGAATAACTTTGCCTTTAGCTATGTCTAGTAAGGCAAAAAAAGAATTTGAAAGGCAAGATAGTTTCCTTAAAGAATTCTCAAAAGATACAACAAGGGGTGATTTTCTTGAAGTATTGGAAATAAAAGGTAATACTGCTTTTTGTATTAATAAATCTTTAAAAGAAGATATATTAAACAAGTATTATAATAATAAATCTATGAAAATCATAGAAATTAAGTTAGAGAATGTCCTTAATGGCGAAGTGAGAAAAGTCTATAGGGGATTTAAAAAATATATATAACAAATTTTGGAGGAAAAAGATCATGAAAATGACTCTAAGAGATTTTGAAAATATAAATGTTTTCAATTACAAGAATATAGAAAGACTTGTTGAATCTTTTGTGAATGAAAGTAGTAATGCCGCTTTCGTATCATTATTTGAAGACACTGTAATTCTATATGATCACAACGAGTCAGTATTCTACAAAACAGATTACAAAATTCATGAAGACGATCTTACAGTCACTTTTAGTAACTATGAAGAAATTGAGTTCACAGAAGAAGAAAATCATAGTCTCAAAGAAAGTGTTAGAGAGTTTTTTGAAAACGATGAATATGATGTAGATACTGTAGTTAAAAGGTATAAAGAAAATGTTATAAGTGACAAAAGAATCTTAAACGAAATAATTAACGAAGCATTATCTAAAAAAGGTTTTACCGATACGGTTAATTATAAAGAAATCGCAGAAGCAAGCAAAGATTTAGAAATTAAAAAAGAAGCATTTTTTGAAGATTATACAGAACGTCTTTCCACTAATCCGCTTAGTGAAGTTAAATATTTTAACTGGAAAGATCCTGTAATAGTTTCCATGTATGAATCAACTGAGGATATAAAACTTATAAACTCAAACGCAGCAGAAACAGCAAAAGCTCTTTGGAAAAACAAAAGTTTTAAAGAAGCTTTTATTGAAAATTCTAAAACTTTAGTAGACGATGTTGAGACAGCAAAAGAAAAATTTTTAACTCTTTTTGAAACTTATAATGGTGTTTTTATGTTAGACGCAGCTGAAAAGAAAGAACTTTTTGGTAAAACAATTTTAGGGGTAAAAGAACTTCAAGAAAATTACAAAGAAATTCTTGAAGGTGTAAGAACTCTTTTTAACGAAGATGATTTCTTAGCATTTGAAGAGACTCTTTATGAAGAAAGCGAAGAGCCTGAAGAAGATGATAAAGAAGACGACAAGGAAGATGAAGAAGAGCCTAAAAAAGACAAGAAGGACAAAAAGAAAGCTAAAGAATTAACTAAAGCTGACAAAAAGAAAATTGTAAGTTCTTTACAGAAAGTAATGGACAAAGTAGAAGATGAAGGAGCTATAAAAGCAATTCAAAAAGTTATTGACAAAATTAATCCAGAGGAAGAAGGAACTAAGCCAGAAGATATAAAAGAAGCTGTACAAATCCTTTCTTTTTAAGGAGTAAATTATGGAAATGATGGTTTTAAATGAAGTTTTAGAAAATTTTAATTACGATGTTTTAGAGGAAGAAATAAAAAAAGGCTTTTATTATATAAGAGGTATTTTTTCTAAGGCAGATGTAGTTAATAAAAACAAAAGACTTTATCCTAAAGATGTTTTAAGAGAAGCTGTAGATGATATTCAAGAATCTGTTAAAAATAATGGGTTTGTAGGAGAATGTGAACACCCTTCAAGTCCTAAAATTAATCTAGATAGAATGTCTCATAAAATAACCAAACTTGAAATGATGGAAGATGGAAGTATGGTTGGAGAGATGAAACTTCTTGATACTCCTATGGGAAATATCATTAAATCTTTAGTAAAAGAAAACATAAGACTCGGTGTTTCAACTAGAGGATTGGGAAAGGTAGTTAAAAAAGATTACCTAGGAGAATCTGTAGATTTTGTTCAGCCTAATTATAAATTAAGAGCTATAGATATAGTTTTTGATCCATCAGCTGGTGAACACGGTCGTCCTCAATTTGTAGTTGAGGAAGCTACACCAAACGGTATATTACTAGGCGGAACTTCAAATTTTGAAAAAGTTTGGAAAGAGGTTTTTGAGTCTTAAACCGTTAAATTTCGTTAAACGAAAAGATAAAAGTATAATTAAAGAGAAATTTAATTGGAGGAAATAAAAATGAACGACAATATTCTTGATATGGAATTAAATGAAGAACAAGCAGTCGCTCTTAAAGAATCTCTTGAAAGTTGGAAAGAAGGCGTTTATGCAGAATTAAGCGAAGAATCTGACGCTAGGGTTCAACAAAAGTTTGAAGAGCTTGAAGAAGCTTCTATAGCTTATAAAGAACAGCTTAAAGATGAATACGCTGATAAAATGATTGAAGCTATTAATGATATGCGAGCAGAAATAAAAGCAGAAGTAGTATCAGAAATGGTTTCTAATGATCCATCTTATCAAATACTAGAAGAGATTAAAAAGCTTATCGCTCCTACTCTTAACGAAGAGTATCTTAACAATGTTTATGGAGAAGAAATAAACACATTAAGAGAACAAGTGGAAGCTTTTAAGAGAGATAAAGAACTAGAAGAAGGACTCGCAGAAAGAGAAGCGCTTTTAGAAAATTGCTCAGAAGAAGTAAAGGCTCTTATGAGAACCTTTATAGGTGAAGGAACAGTAGAAGAAGTAAGAGACAGATACTGGGAAATCGCTGATAGTCTTGAATCTTTTAATAGCGAAGAAGATGAAGGCGAAGAAGGCGAAGGCGAAGAAAGCGAAGAAGCTGACTATGAAGATCCTGAGACTGAAGAATCATCATCTACAGATGATGAGGAAGAAGAAGATGATGGTGAGGTTGAGGAAGATACCAAACCTGAATTAAATGCCTTCAAAAAATCAATTTTAGAATTGTTAAATGACTAAAAAATTAAACCTGTAAAGGTATTTTTATAAGGAAAATTAATTCGGAGGAAAATATAATGAATTACAGAGAAGAAATGAAAGCTCTTAACGAAAAATGGAGCTGGATTACTAAAGACATAGAAGACAAGTCTGTTAGAGAATCAACTAACAAAGTTCTTGAAAATTCTTATGACTTCATGATTTCTGATGGCATCATCTCTGAAAGTGCGCTTGAAAACCTTGAGGAAGAAGTACTCAACGAAGCACCTACCGTATCTAGTGCGACTGGAACTGTAGTGCCTAAGATTATGTTCCCTATGATTAGACGATTTATGCCTAATCTTATAGCTAACGAGCTTGTTTCAGTACAACCTATCAGCGGAAGAAGTGGTGTTGTGTATTTTACACAATATCAATACACAAACAATAAAGGTGCTATTAGTGCAAATGATGAATTTGCAGGAACTTCAGACACAGCACTACAAGGACCAGGATTTGCAACTTGGTACAGTTCTGAAAAGATTGGACCTTTTACTGCTACTATTGCAGGAGAAGGTGGAGATACGGTAACGGTTCTTGGAACTAGTTTAACTGGTGTTATTGGAACTAGCGCTTCTGGTTATACAGTAAAAAGATATGAAGTTTATAATGCTTCAACTGGTGATGCTTACTCATTAACAACTGGTGATGTTACAATTTCTACAGCAACAACTGGAGAAGTTACTTTAATTGATGCAGCTACTGGACCTTGGGATGCTGGTGATAATGTAGTATTTTATGTTGTATACGATCAAGAAGCAAGTAGCAAAATTCCAGAGATGGAATTCACAATTGATTCTGAAACCATTAACACAACTGAAAGAAAACTTAAAGTTAGATGGACTAAAGAAGCAGAACAAGACATGAAAGCACATCACAAAATTGATCTTGAATCAGAACTTGTGAAAATGGCTTCTATGGAAGCAAACTATGAAATTGATAGAGAACTTATTAAAACTATCTCTGATGTAGTTCCAACAGTTTTAGCTAAAACACATGATTGGACAAACGATTCGGCATCAACTGGAAACAACACTTCAGGAAATTATCTTGATAGACACAGAGCGCTTGTTCAAAAAGTATATTTACTTGGTTCTGTTATCGCAAAATATAACAGACAAGGTACTGCTAACTGGGCAGTTGTTTCACCAAAAGTAGCATCTATTATGCAAATGCTTCCAGATTTTACAAGACTAAATATTACAAAAACAACTGGTGTTTATAACTTAGGTACAATTAGTGGTCTTAAAATCTATGTAGATCCTAACCGAGTTGGAACAGAAGAAAATGAAGTACTTCTTGGTTTTAAATCAAGTATTACTAATTATGGTGCAGGTATTGTGTATTCACCATACGCAAACTGGATGAGTGGAGTTGTTACTAACCCTGATAACTTTAATAACATTAGAGGATTTTTCTCAAGATATGCTATTACTACTCTTCCAAGAGGAGAATACTACTACGCAAAACTTAATATTTTAAATCTCTAAGATAATAATATTTAAAAAAAAGACACTCAATTGAGTGTCTTTTTTTATATAAATTTCTTTTCTTTAATATCTTCTAGGGCATCATATAAACTTTCAAAACTGTGGTTTTCTCTTTTAACTTCTTCAAGAGAAGAATCAGAACTTTCACCTTCTAAATCATCTAAATCTAAATCATCAATATTATCTAAAGTAATTACACTACTATCTCCACTAACTACTTCTGATATATAATGAACCATTAAATTAAAAGTATTTTTAAAACTTGAAACTAAAACATTTAAGTCTTTAATAAAAACACTTTCATCTATTTCTTCCGCAATATCTAAATTTTTTATTAAATCTAAAACATTACCATTTAATAGTCTCTTTGGTTCCGAATAAACTCCTTCAAGTTGCCATACTTTCATTTTTCACCTCTTTTAATATGTTATTACTCTTGCTTCTTTAAAAATATATTTATTAGTTTTAGTAAAAAACAATATTTTATTATGATTGTTTTTATATATTCCTAAATTTTCTTTTCTTAATTTGCTCCAAAAATATCCATCAGTTAAAACAACTAACATAGGCAAATTCTTTTCTGTACTAATTTTATAAATATTCTTATCTACATTAAAAGTATAGCAATTATCGTTTTTTTTGTCAAATTTTTTCTCAAGGTAATTAAAAATACAATCAGGAGTAGTTCCACCTCCACTTTTAATTGTCCAATTTTTCCACTCACCTTCTTTGTATTCTCTTAATTCATCTGCTACAAAACTTCCCCACTGTAAAATAAAAACTTTTCCTTTTTTTGTAACCCTAAATTCTTTAGCTATTGCATCTATTTCTGAAAAATATTTTTTCATATCGCCTTCATCAAAAAAACAAGAACCGCTCGTATCCATAGCAATTATAATAAAAGACTCAAGAAAAGATTGTTTCTTTAAATAATGTCTTGATAGTATACCATATCTACTTTTAGGATTCATTAAATAAGTAATCATACTTTTTTCTTTTCTAGGACTTAGTTTATTATTACTTATATATTTATTAATATTTTTTCTAAGTTCAGCTCTCCAATTTACTTCCTTTTTCCATAAACCTTCAACCATTTTATCTAAATTACTTTTAAAATTTCCTGCTAGTTTTTCTTTAAGTTCTTGCTCCATTTTTTGAGACTCTTTTATAAGCTTTCTAACAAAATTTTCTTCAGAGCTTTCTAATAAAGAAACATCAAAATTTTGTTTTACTTGTCCTTCTTGAGCATTCTGTTCTTCTCCTTTTTCTTGCTCTTCTTGTTCTTCTTGCTGTTCTTGTTGTTCTTGTAATGCCATTTTTCTAGCAACTTGATTGTCATCAAATATTTCATACTCTTTAGGAGGATTTGTCATTCTGATGTTTTCATTATTTTTCTGTTTTATGCTGACTACAACTTTTCCATCTTTAATTTTTTCTGAAATTTCTTTTTGAACGCTTTTAAGCCACTTATAATATCTTTTAGAAGTAAGTCCTTCTTCTGAGTTAATTCCAGAATTTCTTAAATATCTATAAAATTCATTATCTGGCATAATCTTATTTTTCATATCTACTTTAGAATTTAGAATTTCCGTAATATAATTAAAGTTATATTCTGAAATTTCTTTATTGATAACTGCATCTGTTGCTATATTAGCAATTATCATATTATTTTCATCTTCTTTTATTTCTTTTTTAAACATACTAAGATGTCTTTTTAAAACATGCTGAGCTTCATGCACTAACATAAAATAAATTTCACCTATAGTATATTCTAAAAAATCGTTTCTATATACTACTAAAAAACCATTACTACCATTAGGGGCTACTCCTATCGGTCCTAAAAGGAGTCCCTCCTCAGCAAGAACAAACTTGCTATTAAGGAGGAACATATAGATAAGGGGTTCTTTGTCTTGTAAAAAAAGCATTAACTTTGTTATTTTTTCTGGTCTCACTTTAAACCTCTATTAAGTCATTAATATCAATATGAAGATAATCAGAATAAGCTATTCTAAATTTTTTATTAATTTTAGCAAGAACTTTTGCAAATTTTGAACTAAAATCTTTTTCTATATCACTTATCTCTTTGATAAAAACTGATAAATCTTCTGAGTTTATATTACTTTCTTCAAAAAAAGTAGATACATTTACAACTGAAGTTTTTAATGTTGCATTATCAAGACTTTCAACTTCATTTATAAATCTTGCCAAATCAATAAGTAAATATAAAGTAGCTCCCATGTGTTGTTTCATATTCTTAATTTTTGACCTAATGCTATCCTTTTGATAATTGAATAAAATATCATGTGCAGAAATAGTATTCTCAAAAGAATAAATATATTTAGCTATAATTTTAGAAACAAGCTCTTTGCCGTTTTTACCTAACTCATAAGAATTCTTTGATAAAATCTTCGTCTGAAGATTGGGATTAGAAAAGAATTCAGAAAACTCAATAGACTTATCAGTTTCATTATAGAGGGCAATGGCATCAAAAATCATATTATTGGAAAGAAGAGTCCAAGCTCTAGGTGACATTGTACTACTAATTTCTCCATCATTCTCTATTTCCTTAGGTATTAAAAAAGGAGCTTTCTTACTTCCATTCTCCAAAAAACTTTCAAATATATAATTAATTATTATGCCTGGGATTCTTTGTTTTACAATATATTCTTCATCTTTAAATTTAAATGTTTTAGGATGTACTGCAAAGTTTTCAATCCAACTTAAAGCATCATATTCAAGAAATACATTTCTATGCCAACGTTCAGCAGTAGCAATATCAAAGTAATTTACAGAATTCATTTCTGTAGTTCCCTCTTGTTCTCTTTTATTACCACAACCTACAACAACAGTTCTTTTAGGAAGTCTATATTTTTCAGACTTACCAGTTTTCTCATTATAGTCAGCAGAACCTCCAATTTCTCCTGTTAGAATAAGATTCATCATAGCAGCCATGCTTTCAGTATCTGCTTTATTAAATTCATCTAAATGTAACAGCCAAACTCTTTCATCATCAGAAGGAGGTAATACAGTAGGGTGCGCCAAACGAACCATTTTTGTACCTTTCTCTGAATCAAATAAATATGGAAATCCCTGTATTTCTTCTATAGGAACTTTTTGTATTTCTAATTTATGGTACACACAATTTTCTTCTTCTGCTAAAGTTTTAATAATCTCTGACTTACCACTTCCAGTAGGCCCCCAAATAAATAACGAGTTATAGGTTTCATCTAAGTCTGGCTTTCCTCTAGCAATATTTATTAATCTACGAACTTCATCTTGAAGTTCCTGATAATTAACAACTGTATTATTGACTTCTAAATTTTCTTTACTTATTTTTTTTGCGTTTTCAAAGCCATCATAACAAGCCCTTCTTGCTAAAATAAAACTATCTTCTTTTTTTCCCATCTATATCCCCTTTTTTTCATCTATAACTAAAGTACGAACAAAATTCTTATCTTCATTTTTACTTAAATAAAAATCATTCTTAATTTTACTTCTCCAATTAACTATAATATAATCAAAAAATTTTGAAGAATCAAATTCTTCTTCTGTAATAATATTTTGATTAATATATTTATACGATTCCCTTTTTTCAGGAAACTTAAAAGCTATTTCAGGCTCTTTTTTAAATGCTTTATATTCTTCTGGAGTAAGTATAAGCTTTGAAGTAAAGTTTATACTTTTTATAGGCTCTCCTATAAAAACAAAAATTTTATCTAAAGTATAAGGAAAATAATCGTCTAATAATACTCCTTTCATATTATTTATTTTATAACAAGCTTGACTTAATACTTGTAAATTAGCATGTATATATTCTTGGTCAAACTTAGTTCTTACATTTGAAATTTTTAATTCTAAATTATTTAGTTTTTCTTCTTTTAATTTGCCATAATAATCATGAATTAAATCTGTAGGTTGAAACATAATTTTGAAAGCATAATATTCCTCAAAATCCTTTATAAACTCTAAAATCTTTTTTTCTTTAAAATCATAATTAACAACTCTAAACATTATTTTTGCCTTTATTAAATTATATAATTTTTTTTAATTTTTGTCAACTTTAAAAATCTAAAAATACAAATTCAAACTCTGTATTTTTGAATACCCTTTGAAGAACTTCTTCAAAAAAATCTTCTTCGCCACATAAATAAAATTCGCCACATAAATAAAATCTCTTTTTTATAATATCTCTTTTTAATAATGTTCTTTTTAATTTTAAAAGTATAAGCTCATAATAAGTTATAATATTATTTATATCTTCAAAAGAATTAAGAAAACTAGAAAGGTATATATCTGGATTTATAAATATTAATATAAAATTATTGAAAATTTTTATACCATCAGATTTTTTACTTATATCACAATACATTAAATCAATCTTTTCTATAAAAGATAAATTTTTAAAATAATAATCTAAATAAAAATTATTATATAATTCAGCATCTGAGCTAAAAAATAATAAATTTGTTTTATTATTGTTTATTTGGAAGTTTTCGTGAGTTATTTTCATAATTAAATTATACAAAAAATTTTAATTTTTGTAAAGTTTAATCTAATAAATAAAATGCTAGGTTTAAATCATCAAAGTTATTGGTTATAGCGTTAAAAAAAGCTTCGTCAAAATAATTATATCTCATTAAAAATCTAACATCTACCATGTTCAATACTACATGATTTAGTTTATATAGTTCTATACATTTTCTTAAATTTTTAAAATATTGTAAACAATTGTCACCTATTTTTTCATCATCTTCAACTATATAAAACCAAATATTTTTTTGAAAATAAGTACAACTTCCAAATTCTTTTGAGGTAAAAAAATCAGATTGATTTATTTTAGATACAAAAGAATTAGAAAACTGTATTGCTCTTTTATAATTAAAAAGATTAAAAAATCCTTTACTTATCATATTGATTTTTATGAAATTTTCATGCTCTACTAAAACCGTACTTTTTTTAGCTGTAAAAATTCTAAACATACTATCTCTACTTATATTTTTTTCATATTATTTTCTAAGGTAGGCGATTCTAGTCTCCATGTAAAACCATATGTTTTACAGCCTTTATACATTATTAAACATTCAGTATAATTATTGGGATCTTTTATGTCAATAGGTAAAATTTTCTTAAATTTTTTACCTTTTTTTATGACATCAAAAACCCAATTACCTTCATTATTATATTTAATAATAAAATCAGTACCATCATCAAAATATATTCTTAAAGGTTTGTCAAAAGAATAAATTTCTTTTTTAAAATCACCTTCTATCTCTACACAATCATCACTATGTCCATACACTTTAATCATATAATTTCCTATTAGCGAATGGTGGGAATTGAACCCACGCATTTCAAGGTTTTAGAGACCCCAGATCTACCTCTGAGCTACACTCGCATTATTATTAATATTCTGCTCTTAGGCAGTCTGAATTTCGGTAATATTATTTTTCCTTTCGGTATAAATCTTGTATTTTTTCACTATTCACCTCTCAGTTTAGATATAGTTTGTACCATTACAGCATGGACACGGTTTTAATTCATTCATACTACCCCCTAAAGTTTCCACCGAAGGCATGTACAACTTTTTTAATCTCTTCTTCAGTTAGTTCTATTGTCTTGCCATCTTTGGAAATAACACCTGTCATATTATGTGTAGGATGATGATACCCACCATTTGAGTCGTCTATTTTACCGTACATTAAAACATGAAACTCTGTCATACTTTTATACCCCTCCAACATAAAAAATTTCATAAAGGACTCTACTCAAAAGTAAAATTAGAAAACCCGACAAAGATTTATATCTTTCATTTTCCATCATCCCTTTTGAAAAAAGGATTAACCCTATAAGTATACTTATGATAATAATATAGTTCATACTTCCTCCATAACCTCAGGTGCACGCATCCAATGAGTAATAGGCCCTAATATTTTATTACATGCAAGAAACCATTTAATACTATATTCATCAGAATCTTTATCAATGCAATCCATAAACACATAGCCTGATTCAGTACGCCACAGGACATATTCATCAATATCAGGTAAGCTGTATCTTACATCTTTCCATATAAGTTGTTCCTCTAGCCACCACGTATACTCAAGAGTGAAAGATAAGCTATCGTCATCTATCCAATCTTCAGCATAGCTTCCTGTTTTCTCTGTGTAATACTCTCGTAGTTTACTCATGAACTACTCACTTAACTCTCTGAACTTTTGCTCAGCTTTTAGGAACTTTTCCTCAAGATAATGCTCCAGTGCTATCTGTCGTGCTTTTAGAGCAAGCTCCATGCCGGAAGATGTATTTTTGTATTCTTCAATTCCGATATCTTCTATCATGGTTTTATAATTTTCAACCAGCTTTACAAATTCGTTCTCTGAAATCATACTTCCTCCCATTTTCAATATTTCATATATTTCTTTTAAGATTCTAAATTTTACGGTGAACAGGATTTGATACCTGCACGAATTCTGTTTTAATGGGTACATCTCCCATCTATTGACAGTACTTCTACTCAGTTTTTGAAAAAACTACTAACCTTTCGCAGAACTCCAACCGCCCTATGCGTATACTTCCGCCACCACCGTAGCTATTTTTATATTATATATTTTTTTCAATTTTTTTTCAATTTTTTTTATATATCATTATTATTTATGATTCAATATTTGTTTCAGAAAACTCAATATCTAAAAGCAATTGTTCATCTGAAACTTCCGTTTTATTACTTTCAAATATTTCTTTTAACCCTTCATATATTATTTTTGCTTCTTCTATTTCAAATACATGTTTATCAACAGAAATAAAAACACCCATATTAATCTCCTTTTTTATATTCTCCATAATACTTTTTTACTAATTTAGCTAATTCTATTATAGCTTCTTCATATGTGTTACCTCCACAATCTAATCTAATATCGTGTGAAGTAGACCAAAATGGTTTTGGACCAATATCTTCTATTAAAACTTGCGGACCCCACTCAAGCCATACTTGAACTTTTGTATTCAAAACATCTATATCAGATACTTTATTAGTTATTGGATTTACTTTAGTAACATATACCCAAATTTTATTAACTAATGTTAATGATAAAGAGCGTAAGTTACCACGTACCTGAAAATCTGGATGATTAGCCAAAAACCACCATGCTTCAAAAAATTCTTTTATAATTTTTTTTTTCATTATTTATTTTCCTTTGTTATATGAGTTGCATACCACATTGGCATAGCTATGCCAAACTTCATTAGGTTATACCCATCATCTATAGTTATATATGGTTTATTATGAACAACTACATTCATATCAGCAAACATATCTCCATCTTCAACATCTATTTTTATTTCTCCCTCAAGTCTATCACGTACCTTAACAGGAATTAATATTCTATTTGGTGGTTGATTATAGGTAAATAGAAATTTATATTTCATCTCCATTATTAATTCAGTTCCCCCATTATATTCTTTATTTTGAATATACTAATTGCCATTTATCCATACCAACAAACATTGCTTCTAAATTAGTATACCCATCAAAAACACCATGTTTATCTATAAACACCCATTCAACCGTTCCATCATTAAGCCTACATAGAGCAACTACAGAATCTTTAAGCTCCTTAATAAGTTTTTTATCTAATCGTGTATGACGAAGATCATAGGTATATTGTTCTTCAATATAGAACTCAGCTTTTTCATTTTTAAGATCTGGCGCTATTCCTTTCTCCCAAGGATAAGAATCTAATAAACAGAATT